CCTGCCGAACGATGGCGCGGGAACGCAAAAGCAAGCCATAAAACTTTTGCACTTCGGTTGACGTGTGGTTAGCCTTTGACGCGGCCGTGCCGTCGGAAATATCGGCATATCGGTCCAGCCATTCCTCCAACGCCGCCAGCAGCGGTAGGGGAAGGTCGCGGGCGTTTCCCCGGAATACGTCTTGAGCCGACCGCGCCGCCTGATTGCCGCATGCTTTGGACCAGTGGACGCCGCACTTTTCGCACATCCCGTCCGATATGAGCCATGCGTCGGCGCATTTCGGCTGTAGAAGGTCGGTCATCTTCGGTCTCCTGATAGGGGGAATTAGGCGGCGGCAGGGAAAGCCGAGCGGTACGCCTTGATCGCCGCCGAACGCCGCGCCGCACCGACAGGTGCCAAAACGATGGCCCCCAAAGCGTCGAAATGCGTGCCTAGAATTGTGCCGCCGCTGTAGCAAGGAGCGATCTTTGTCAGGTCTTCGCCTGCCTCGATATATCGGACGATAAAGCGGCCGACAGCCCGAAGTGCCTTGTCATGAGCGTGCAAAGCACGGAGATATTCGGTAGTGCGATCCATGATCCTGTCTCCCGATAGGGTGGAATTAGGCCGCCCATTCCTGGACGGCGCGAGTTCCGTGCTGGCCGGCCGCAGCGACGCTCACGTTGCCGTCGCTGTGAAGGCGGAAGTCGGCATACAGCGCCCCAGTGCGAGCGCACCGCACCATGGCGTGGTCGTCACGCCGCTGGCGAACGAACACCACCGCGCAATTCGCCGCATCCGTGAAAGTCGCGAACTTCGCGTAGGTCTTGCCGTCCATCGTGCCGAGTTCGAAGTTAGCCATGATCGTGTCTCCTGATAGGGTTGGGAGGGGCCGAAGCCCCCATTGGGGTCAGAGTGTGATACGATGCTCTGCCGCGAGGGCCTTGCCAGCAGCGGTGAAAAAAATGAAAACGTCGCCATTGTCGATGCCCGTCTCGATAAGGCCTACGCGCTTCAGTTGCGTAAGATTGCCACGCTCGGCCTTGTCGCCCCCGACGTTGCCACCGACTAGCGGCGCGCCACCCCAGTTACAGGCATCTTTGGCGTAGGCGAGGAAAACGCGGAGGCTTTCGTCTGTGATTTTCATGATCCTGATCCTTATCTCCCGTCCAGCCCATTGCCGTCCGGTGAAAGGGTTATAGCTGGTGTATCCCACCACGTCATAATACAACATTGCATCCCACCCATCCGGTATATGCATCCCACCAGCCGGACGGGTCCGCTATGTTCGCCGGCATGGCAACAAGCACAATCAATGCACGCTCTAAGCAGGTTCCGATCCGGATCCCCCATGCCCTACATGCCGACGCAAAGGCGGCGGCAGACAAGGCAGGTCTATCGCTCGCCGGGTGGGTGTTGGTCGCGTGTGCGGCATATCTGGCGCGGCCGGGCGATGGCCTTTTGCCATTACCCACTGCGCCGCGTCCGCCTCCGTTACCCTCGCCCGCAACGGTGGTGGCGGAACCCCGAAAGCGGACGCCGCCAACCGCCCAGGCCAAGCCGATGAGCAAGGCCGACCAGCTGCGAATCTTGAGGGAAAGCCGGACGTGACAGACATAATCCGTTGGAAGGTCACAGTGCGGCCGGGCTATTCGAATTCGGAATGTGCCAGGTCAAGCGGCCGCACCCTACAGGAAGCATGGGACTATGCCTTATCCCTCCCGGTGGTCGAGACCGTTTTGATTGAACGGGTGGTTGAACATTGCACGCCGCAACCATGGGACAAAACGACATGACCGTATCAGAATTGAGAAAGGCCCTTTAGGGCTTGCCCGGCCATATTTCTTTGGGGGCGCTTGCGCGAAACGCGGCACTAGCGGTAAGCTCCTACTCGACGCCCGGGTTCGCAATCGGACTGTCACTAAAAACCCGGCCCGTTCCCCTTTTCCCGAGGGGGCGGGCCTTTTTCGTGGACTCGATGCACCATGCATGGATGCAGAGCGATAGCTTGATCCTTCCCTTGACCCCGCCGGGTTTCCGAGTTTAAGGGGGTTATGACCCAAAAAACCCGGTTCCCATGACAAAACCCACCGGCAGGCCACCAGGACGGCCAAGGACGCGGCCAATGCCCGCGCCAGATCGCCCGAATATTTTCGGACCCCCTAAAAGTCTGGCGGTCGCATACCTGCCGCTCGAGTCGGTTCGGGTAGCGCCGCGCAACGCTCGCACCCATTCGCAGGACCAAATCCAACAGCTTGTCCGGTCGATCCAGGAGTTCGGCTGGACCAGCCCAATGCTGATCGATCAGGATTCCGTCCTGATCGCCGGCCACGGTCGATTTGAGGCAGCGAAGGCGTTGGGGTTGGCCGAGGTCCCGACCATCACCCTTGCCGGCCTCACAAATTCCCAAAAGCGGGCACTGGCCATCGCCGACAACAAGCTGGCGCTCAACGCCGGATGGGACATGGATACGCTGCGGGTTGAACTGTCCGACCTCAAAGGCGTCGGCTTCGATATCGGCATGATCGGGTTCAGCGCCGACGAGCTTTCGGCCATGTTGATGGAACAGACCGCCGGCCTCACGGACCCGGACGAAACGCCGCCCGCTCCGGTCGTGCCGGTCTCGGTTCTGGGCGATGTGTGGTTGCTCGGCCGGCATCGGCTGGTATGCGGGGACAGCACAACGATGGAGGCGGTGGACGCGGCGCTTGCCGGCGTGCGGCCGCACCTGATGGTGACCGATCCGCCCTACGGGGTGGAATACGATGCAAGCTGGAGGAACGAGCGATTGCGTTCCAACGGCATACTCAGCAATGGGCGTGCCGTTGGTAAGGTGGAAAACGACACCAGGTCCGACTGGCGCCAAGCCTGGGCGCTGTTTCCCGGCGACGTGGCGTATGTGTGGTGCGGTGAAAAGCAAGTGGCGGTTATTAGTGAGCAGCTTCGAATATGCGGCTTTGAAGTCCGAAATCTTATCGTTTGGGCAAAAAGCAACCACGTGATCAGCCGAGGGCACTATCATCCGCAGCACGAAACATGCTGGTACGCCGTTCGGAAGGGCGCTACCGGCCACTGGTCCGGCGACCGCAAGCAGACCACCGCTTGGCAGATCGACAAGCCCCAGAAGTCCGAAACCGGCCACAGCACGCAGAAGCCGGTCGAGTGCATGAAGCGGCCGATTGAGAACAATTCCAAGCCCGGCGACGCCGTGTACGAACCCTTCTCCGGCTCGGGCACGACCATCATCGCTGCCGAGATGACCGGCCGATCCTGCCACGCAATCGAACTGTCTCCGGCCTATGTGGACGTTGCCGTGAAGCGGTGGGAAGCCTTCACCGGCCAATCTGCCACTTTGGCGAGCGACGGCCGCACCTTCGCCGAAATTGCACAGGAGCGCGAACAATGAAAACGGCGAACGCCAAGGGGAAGGCGCGCGGGGCCGGGCGCCCGAAAGCGGTCATTGATCTTGGGGCCGTCGAGGGCGCCGCGTCCATCGGCTGCACCACCGATGAGATCGCTGCGGTGCTGGGCGTTTCGCATTCCACCTTCTGCGCTCGCAAGGCGGCGGAGCCTGCCATCGCCGAAGCGGTCGAGCGCGGCCAGAGCAAGGGCCGGGCAACCCTCCGCCGGCTGCAATGGCAGGGTGCGCAGGGCGGAAACGCCACGATGCTGATATGGCTGGGCAAGCAGATGCTCGGGCAAAAGGACCGGATTGAGCAGGACTTGAATGTCGAAGGCGCTCCGATCGTGCAAGTCTACCTGCCGTCGAACGGTCGCGAATGATCCTACGGCCGCAGAAAGGTCCCCAGGAGACATTTCTCGCCAGCGCGGCAGATATCGCCATCTTCGGAGGCGCGGCAGGCGGGGGAAAAAGCTACGGCCTATTGCTGGAAGCCCTGCGGCACACAGGCAACAAGGATTTCGGCGCGGTGATTTTCCGGCGCACGACGCCGCAAATCTTCAACGAGGGCGCGCTATGGGATGAGGCGGGGCGCGTTTACACGCCGCTGCGGGCCGAGCCACGCAAGGGCGACCGGCTGTATGCGTTTCCGTCCGGCGCGACCGTGGGCTTTGCCCACCTGCAATACGACGATACGGTCCTGGACTTTCAAGGATCGCAGATACCGCTCGTCGGCTTCGATGAACTGCCGCATTTCGAGGAGTCGCAGTTCTGGTATATGCTCAGCCGCAACCGATCCATGTGCGGCGTGCGGCCATACGTGCGCGCCACCTGCAACCCGGACGCGGATTCGTGGGTTGCTAAGTTCATTGCGTGGTGGATCGATCAAGACACCGGCTTCCCGATCCCCGAGCGGGCCGGTGTGCTGCGGTGGTTCATCCGCCTCGGGAACGTCATTCAATGGGCGGACAGCCCCGATGGGTTGCCGCAACAGACGACGCCGGACGGGCAGGTCGTCCCGCCGAAGTCGGTCACGTTCATCCCGTCCAAGCTGACCGACAACCGGGCGCTGATGGCAGCCGATCCGGGATACTACGCCAACTTGCTGGCGCTGCCGATGGTCGAGCGCGAGCGGCTGTTGCATGGGAATTGGAAGATCAGGCCGGCGGCTGGCCTCTATTTCCAGCGCGCCTGGTGTGAGGTTGTGGATGCGGTGCCGCGCCTCACTGCCATCGGTCGCGGGTGGGATCTAGCTGCGACTCCCGAAACCGAAACTAACGACCCGGATTGGACCGCCGGCACCCTAATGGGGCGCGGACAAGATGGCGCCTATTATGTGATGGATCAGCAGTGGTTGCGTGCGTCGCCGGAGAAGGTCCGCAACCTGATCCGCAACATCGCATCGCAGGATGGCCGCGCCGTCCGCATATCGCTGCCCCAGGATCCCGGACAGGCCGGAAAGTCGCAGGCCCTGGATTATGTTCAGATGCTCGCAGGCTGGCAGGTCGAAGCGACACCCGAGGCGCGCAACCCCGGCGGCAACATCACCGCACTACGCCAGTCGGCGAAGATCACACGGTTCTCCCCCTTTTCTGCCCAGGCCGAAGCCGGCAACGTCAAGGTGGTGCGAGGGGAGTGGAATAGCCGCTGGTTCGACGAGCTTGAGGCGTTCCCCGAGGCAAAGCACGATGACAGCGCCGACAGCACGGCCCGCGCATTCTCGATTGTTGGACTTGGCACCCGTCCGCTGATAGTCTCCGCCGACGTTTTGAGCATGTTGGGCAAAAGATGACCATGTTCCGCAGACTGCGCACGATCTTTCGGCAGCCGGTCGCCGCCCCGGTGCCGCCAGCCGCCGAACCGTTGACGCCGCCCCCGCTGCGGATCAGTCCCGGCGCGTTGGATGCCCTGCGTGGCGGGCGGAACGGTGCCGAAGTCCGGTATGAGGCGAATCAGCACGTCACGCCGTTCGGCGGCATCCCGACGCCCCCGCCCGGCGTGCGGCCGGCAGGCGCAGCCGCTCCGACCATGGCGATGGATGACGCTGGCGCCGGATCGCCAACGCTATCGGCTTGGGCCATGGGCGGCATATGGGGCGAGGGGCTGTTCTTCCCCGGCTACCCGTATCTGGCCGAACTAACGCAGCGGCCCGAATACCGGCACATCATCGAGACCATCGCCGGCCAAATGACGCGGCGTTGGCTCAAGCTGAACGCGGTCGGCGATGAGGACAAGTCCGACAAGATCGCCGCGCTTGAGGCCGCGATGGACCGGTTCAACATGCGGGAGGTATTTTACCGGGCGTTCTTGCATGACGGCCAGTTCGGCATGGGCGTGATCTATCCGTCCGTATGCGATCCTGCCGACCGGGATGAACTGAAAACGCCGCTGATTCGGAAGAAGGGCAAGATCGGCAAGGGCGATCTTCGCGAACTCGTGAACGTGGAGCCGACCTGGATGTCCCCGGTCAACTACAACTCCACGGATCCGCTGCGCGCCGACTTCTTCGTCCCCAACCAATGGTATGTCATGGGAAAGGCGGTGGACGCCTCCCGGTTCATCATCTTCGTCTCCCGGCCGGTGCCGGACATTCTCAAGCCTGCATACAACTTCGGCGGCTTGAGCGCGTCGCAGATGGTCAAGCCGTATGTCGATAACTGGCTGCGGACGCGGCAATCGGTGTCCGACCTGTTGCACTCGTTTTCGGTGTTCGTGCTGAAAACCACGCTGATGTCGTACCTGCAGGACGCATCGCAGCTTGCCGCGCGGCTGTCAGCATTCGTGCTCGGCCGCGACAACAAGGGGTTGATGGTGATCGATAAGGAGGCGGAGGACCTATCGAACGTCTCCGCGCAACTCGGCACCCTGGACAAGCTGCAAGCCCAAGCTCAGGAGCAAATGGCCAGCGTCGCCCAAACGCCGCTCGTGTGGTTGCTGGGCGTGACGCCGACCGGCCTCAATCCCTCGGCCGATGGGGAAATCCGCGTCTTCTATGACCGAGTGCGGGGCTGGCAAGAGCGGGCTGGCTCTCAGATCACCGCCGCCCTGGAAATCCTGCAACTGAACGAGTTCGGCGATATCGACCCCGATATCGGTTTCGAGTTCCTCCCGCTGTGGCAGTTGGACGATGCCGGCCGCGCCGCGGTGCACAAGACGCAGGCGGACACCGATTCGGTGTTGATCGCGGACGGGGTGATAGCGCCGGAGGAAGCCCGGACCCGGCTCGCGGCCGATGCCGAGGGACCGTATCACGGGTTGGAAGGTCCCCCGCCGGAGCCGCCGGAGCAGATCGACGCCGATCCCGATCAAGACGATGCCGAAGCCATTGCCAAGCGAGGCGCGGAAGGATCGGAGGCGGGGGCGAATAACGGCGCATGAAGCGCCTCGCTGCCCCTACAAAGAAATCCGTTCGCGTCGCCCCCGTGCGGCCGAACCTAGGCCTTGAAGTCGCCTATCAACGGTCGCTGGACCGGATGCTGGACCGGATGCACGCGGCCATCGCCCAGGCTGTCGCCATATGCTGGCGCCGCAAGCCCCCGGAACTGGCGGCAGACGAAAGCCCCGCTGCCGCACTCCAAGCCATGATGGGCCGGCTCACGCGGAAGTGGAAGGCGAGCTTCGACGAGTTCGCCCGCACCAGGGGCCGTGCATTCGGTGGTGAGGCTGCCGCCCAGGCTGATCGATCATTCGCGGCGCAGTTGCGCAAGGCCGGTTTCACCGTGCGGTTTCAGCCAACCCGCGCGTGGAACGATGTAAAGCAGGCCACAATCCAGGCCAACGTGGGGTTGATCCGGTCCATCCCGGCCGAACACCTGACGGCCGTTGAAGGGATCGTGATGCGCGGCGTCCAAAACGGCCGCGATATGCACTCGATATCGGAGGCCCTACAACACCAGTTCGGCGTGACCAAGCGGCGCGCGGCCTTCATTGCGCGGGATCAGGCCAACAAGGCGACGGCCGCGATCACCCGCGTTCGGCAGGCGGAGCTTGGGATCACCGAGGCGGAATGGCTGCACTCGGGCGGCGGGCGCCACCCTCGGCCAGAGCATGTTGCATTTTCGGGCAAAAGATACGCCATTGACAAAGGTGCCTATTTAGAGGGCAAATGGGTTTGGCCAGGGACCGAGCCAAACTGTCGGTGCGTTTGTAAGAGCATCATACCGGGAATCAGTTAATGCCCTCTTTCGCTTTCGACCGATCCGAGCGGTTCAAGGACGTTGACGGCCGGCTTCATGTCCGGGTGTCGAATTTGTCCAAGGCGATGGTCAATCCCTATCGCGGCTCGGAAATCCCGAATTGGCAGGGGTTGGGGTTGAACCCCGATAAGGTCTACCACCTGTTGCGCGACCCGGCCGAACTGGCGAAGGGCGCGCACACGTTCAACAACCTGCCGCTGATGAGCCGGCATGTGATCGTGTCCGCTGCGGACCCGCACGAGCGACACATCGCCGGCAGTACGGGCACCGATGCGGCGTTCAACGATCCATATCTGACTAACAGCCTGGTCGTTTGGCGGCAGGAAGATATCGACGATATCGAGTCCCGGACTAAGTGCGAGCTAAGCTGTGCATACCGATATGACGCGGTAATGGGCAGCGGCACGTTTGAGGGATTGCCCTATGATGGAAAAATGTGCAATATCGTCGGCAACCACGTCGCTCTGGTCGAAGAGGGCCGCGCGGGGCCGGACGTTCTGGTTCACGACAGCAAGGATGGACTCATGCCATACAAATCGGCTCTGACCTCGCGAATGGCCATCATGGTCAAGGGCGGGCTTCTCGGATACCTTCATGGCCGCACTACGGCCCCCATCGCGTTGGATGCGGCGCTAATGGATGTCACCCGCGCCAACTGGCCATCGACCAAGGAAACGCTCAAGGCGACCGTGGCCCGGCTGGCGACGCCGAAGTTGGCGAAGGACGCCAACCTTGAGGACCTTCATGCCTTCATCGACCGCATGGATAAGGAAAACGACGGCGCGGCCGAGGACGACGACCTGGAAGGCATGGACGAATCCGAGCGGGCCGAGGAAATGGAGGCGCGTGAGAAGGAAGCCGAGGACGGCATGTTGCCGGAAGATTGCCTCAAGGCGCGTGATCGGCGCCGGGGCGCGCGGGATGCCAAGCGCGCGGCAGACAAAAAGGCTGCCGACAAGGCGAAGGACGCCAACCCGGATGCGGACAAGGATTCGGCCGAAACCAAAAAGGTCGAAGACAAGGCAAGGGATGCCAAAGGGATGGACGCGAAAGCCATGGATGCCGCGCTGGATCGCGTTCGCGCCGAAACCGAAGCCGCCATCGTCGCGCGCTTCACCGCCGCCGCCCAGGCGCGGGAAGATGTCCAACCGATCATCGGCCGGGTTTCCGTGGCGATGGACAGCGCCCCCGCCATCTACAAGCTGGCGCTAGATCACCTGAATGTGGACCTGACCGGCATTCCGACCTCGGCCTATCGCGCCGTGCTCAAAGCCATTCCGCAGGCGCCGAAAGATCGTCCGAAAGTTGCGATGGACGCGGCGGCGGCTTCCTCCCTGGCGAGCCGGTTTCCGGCCCTCGCTACCATCCGCATCCAGTAAGGACCGAATCCCATGGCTGGCACCTTTCAAACCGTCACCAACGCCGTCCAGGCGCCCGGTATCGCCGGGGACTTCGCGGATTCCAATCCCCGTGCGACGATCCTCACGAGCCAGAACGGTTCGACCATTGGCATCACGGCCGGGCTGAACGGCCTCACGGTCGGGTTGTTCGCGTGGTTGGATCAGGCGACGTTCAGCGTCGCGAGCAATGCGGCCCCCGTGGGCTACAGCGGCGCTCCCAACGGGTTCGTGCATCGCGATCAGACCGGTCTTATCACCACCTATCTGGCGGCGTCCGGCCTGACGATCCCGGCCGGATTTCCCGCGAACAACGTGTTCAACGAGGGCAGCTTCTATGTCCTGAACAACGGCACGACCGAAGCGGTGCCGGGGCAGAAGGCTTACGCCAATCTGGCCAACGGGCAGGCATCGTTCGCCGCCACCGGCAACCCCACCACGGGCGCGTCTTCGACCGGCAGCATCGCCGCCGGCACCGGCAGCGCAACGGGCACCATTTCCGGGAACGTCTTCACCGCGGCATCCGGGTTGTCCGGCACCTTCGCGCCGGGTGCGATCCTGACCGGAACGGGCATTGCCACCGGCACCATGATCCTGGCGCAGTTGACCGGGACCACGGGCGGGCTGGGCACGTACACGGTGAGCATTCCCGAGCAATCGGTTGCCAGCACGACGATCAGCGCCACCTATGGCATTTTCACGGCCGGCACCACGACGGGCGGCAGCTACGGTATCGGGGACATCCTTTCCGGCACCGGGGTAACGGCCGGAACCTACATCACCGGCCTCGGCACGGGCACGGGCGGCGCCGGCACCTACTACGTCACGCCGACGCAAACCGCGTCGAGCACCACCATCGCGGCGACCTCCACCGTCGAGACCGGGTGGTATTGCCGGTCGTTCGGTGCGCCGGGCGAAGTTGTCAAAATCTCCTCTCGGTCCATGGGGTAATCGAAATGCACCGCAATTCTGAAATCGCCCAACTCGAACAGCAGGGCATCATCGTATGGCCCGGCGCCATGGACTACCTGCCGCGCCTCGACATGGTGGACCCGGCGACCAAGGCCCGCACGTTCGGCGAACTCGACGGCAGCCGCCTCACGATGGCCATGGACGCCCTGGTGGGAACGCAGCCGACGTTGGTTACCAACGCCAACTCGGCGATTCCGGCGCTGCTGACCACCTACATCGATCCGAAGCTAATCGAGGTCCTCCTGACGCCGCTGAAAAGCGAGGTCATCTACGGCGCGGCGAAGAAGGGCGACTGGAACCTGGACACCGCGCTTTTCCCGATGGTCGAAATGACCGGCGAGGCGGCGACCTATGGCGACTTTGCTGAAACCGGCCGCTCGGATGCTAACGTCCAATGGCCGCAGCGCCAGAACTTTTTGTGGCAGACGTTCACGGAATGGGGCGACCACGAACTCGACCGCATGGGGCTGGCCCGGATCGATTGGGCGGCGCGGAAGAACCTATCCAGCGCGAATACCCTGAACCGGTTTGCCAATCTGGTGAACTTCTTCGGCGTGGCCGGGTTGCAGAACTATGGCGGTCTGAACGATCCGTCGCTGTCCGCCGCGCTCACGCCCGCGACTAAGGCGGCGGGTGGCACCGGTTGGAAGGGCGCACTGCCGACCGAAATCCTGGCGGACGTGCAGGCCATGTTTGCCCAGCTTCAAATCCAGACAGGCAGCAACCTGGAACTCGACGTGCCGATGACGCTGGCGCTGCACTCCACCAGCGAGGTCTATCTGGCCAACACCAACAGTTTCGGCCTCACGGCGATGGAGATGATTCGCAAGGTATTCCCGCGCATCAAGGTCGAAAACGCGGTGCAGTATCTGTCCGGCACCACCTATTCGGCGCAGTTGATCGTCGAAGAAATCGAGGGGCAACGCACCTGCGAAACCGTGTTCTCGGAGAAGCTACGCGCGCACCGGGTGGTCATGGCGACTTCTTCGCAGAAGCAGAAGAAGAGCGCGGGCGGCTTCGGCACCGTGATCTATCGGCCGGTCGGCATCGTCAACATGACGGGGCTGTAACATGGAAACCGCATACGCTGGCACGTCGCTGCCGAATGGGATCGTGCTGCACCTGAAAGAGCAGCCGGGCAAGCCTGAGCGCCGCGTGACGATTGCGAGCCACCACCAGGAAATTGACCCGGACTTTTGGCGCGAATGGCTGGCCGAAAACCAGAATTCGTCGCTCGTGGCGGATCGGATCGTCTGGGGCGCGGTCAACGTCGAAGTTGTGATTCACGAGGCCGAGGCGGTGTCGGCTGAACCGACACCAGAGGCCGCGCCGGTCGAACAGCAGGAGGAGCCGGCCAATGGCTGATGAATATGTCATTGTCGGGTGCAAGGCGCCGAATGGGCTGATCTTGAACCTGGATCGGTATGAGCGGCCGGATAACAGCCGTCTCGACGTGAACCGTATCGACGGCCCCCGCACCGTCACCCTGGCGGGCTGGGCGCACGATTTCAACAAGCCAAACCCCACCGAGGAAACCCACGGCGCGCGGCTGAACCGGGTGCCCAAGGATTTCTGGGAGCAATGGTTCGCGTCGCACGACAAATCGTCGCTGATCCTGGATGGCATCATCATCCCGCCGCCGAAAGCGCCGGGCCGAGACAATGCAACGGCTGTTGCCCGTGAAATGGTGGACCGGCCGGCCATGTTCCCGCCCGCCACTCCGGCCAAGGTTTCCGGCGTCGCCGCCCTCAACCGGAACGACTGATCATGTCCGGCTCTAGCGTCGTCACGTTCAACTATACGACGTGGGCCGGGCAATATCCCGAGTTCAACAGCACCGTCACGCCAGGGCAGGCACAAGCCGATTTCAATCAGGCTTGCTTGTATCTGGACAACACCGCCAGCAGCCCCGTCACGGACGCGAGCGTGCGGGGCCGGCGGGAAACGATCCTCTATCAGATCACCGCACACCTTGCGCAGCTTCTACAGGGATCGCTTGGCCAGCCGGCCAGCCCGCTCGTGGGGCAGGTGACGGGGGCGACGCAGGGGTCCGTCACAGTCGGCGTCGCGCCCATGAAGCCCGAATCCGCGGCGTGGTGGGCGCAGACCAAATACGGGATGATGGCGTGGCAGGCCCTGGCGCCCTACCGCACGGCGCTTTATGTCGCCGCCCCACAAATCCCGCTGCCGGCACAGAGCCTTGCCGGCCTCGGCTGGTATCGGGGGAACTGGTAATGGCCGAGATCGGTCTCTCCGGCGGCGAAAGGCTGCAACGCTACCTCGCAGAGATAGCGGCGAACCTCGCGACGGTCGGGCCGAATCCGAACGTGCGGATCGGCTTTCTCGAAGGCAATATTTATCCCGATGGAACTTCGGTTCCCATGGTCGCTTTTCAGAATGAGTTCGGCGCCACCATCACCCGCGCGCCGTCTTCGGTCACGATCTATCGTATCCCCAAGGCCGGCGGGGGCTATCTCCGCAAGGGCCGGTTCGTGAAGCGCACGCTCAAATCGGCGGTGGCGAGCACGCACGCGGTCGGATCATACACGATCACCATCCCGCCTCGGCCGTTCTTCCGGTCCATGATTAAGACCAAGGGGCCGACGTGGGGCACCGACATCGTGGGTGCGTTGAAGGCGTCCGGCTACCGGGTCGATATCACATTGCAACGCATGGGCGAACTGATTGGCGGGCAGCTTCGGCAATCGATCCGTGACACGAACTCTCCGCCGAACGCGCCTTCGACGATCCGCAAAAAGGGTGCGAGCAAGCCGCTGGTGGACAGCGGCGTCATGCTGAACAGTGTCGATTATGAGGTATCCCAATGAGCCAAATGGTAATCTGGACCCCGCGCGGCGACGTGCCGGCGATCATCGCGAACGTCAACAATCTGACGGCGACGACCGATCCCGGCGCCAGCAACGACAGCACGCAGAGCTACGGCATCGGGTCGATTTGGTTCAACACCACGGCGCTGCGTTGGTGGGAATGCCAGAGTGCGGTGGCCGGCGCGGCGGTGTGGATATTCTCCGGTGCTGCCTACAACAATGGCGGCACCAACCCGGCATCCGAAACCACGCAGTTCGGCAGCGGCACGGCTTTGATGGGGGCCGAGGGCAATCTGACGGGCGGGCGGATTATCAGTTCGGCCGGCGTTTCTCCCGGCGGCACGGGCGGGGACTATGTGATCGCCGTCTATTCCATGCCGGCCAACAGCTTCGACGTGGCCTTTCGCGGCATCAACATCGTCGCTCAGGGATCGGTCGCAGCCAACAGCAACACCAAGCGGATTAAGCTGTACTACGGCTGCACCACGGCGACAGTCGGCTCCCTGGTGACCGGCGGGACCGTTGTGTGCGACACCGGGGCCGTCACGAACAGCGGCGCGGGCTGGTCCGTCGAGTCCAACGTGTTCAAGTACGGCGCCGCCGGGAGTAACACGCAAATGGCGCTCCACGTTTCCGCCCAGGTCGGCAACACGGTCGGGCCGCTGCTTTCCCCTACCCTGGTGACTGCGACCGAAAGCGGAGCGATCTTGATCGCTGTGACCGGTAACGCCACCACGACGGCCACCGATATCGTGTTCAATTTCCTCGAATTGAACGGGATGAACTGATCGTGAATCTCCAAGCCGTCGCCGCGCCTTTGGTCGCCGCCGTCAACCCGACGGTGTTCGTCACGTACAGGAAATCGGTCGGCTACTCGACGGACTCGGCATACACGCAACAGCCGCAATATGCGGACTTTGCCGGCGTGCCGTGCCAAATTCAGCCGGTGCCGAGTGGCGAGCTTCGGCGCCTGTCCGGGCTGAACCAACAGGCCAGCTATCAGAAAATATACCTGAATGGCGATGCCGAGGGCGTCGTACGATCCGCGATCAAGGGCGGCGACCTGTTCGTGCTGCCGGACAACACGGTATGGTTGGCGACCAATGCGATGGAGAACTGGTCGGATTGGACCGCCGTGATCGTCACGCTGCAAAACGGGGGATGACATGATCGTCCTGTCCATCACCGAAGCGCAGATTTTCACCGCCCTGGGGGCTGTCCTGTCGCAGTTTGGCTTGGCTTCGACCTCGGGCGCGGCGCCGATCCCCATCGTTCGCGGGCAGGTCAATCGGGTGCCGCAGCCGGCCCAGCCGGATCATGTCGTCATGTGGCCGTTGCTGCGGGGGCGGCTCGCTACCAATATCGATATCACGACCGATGCGCAGTTCTTGGGCAGCATCACCGCCAACATGCTGACGGTTGGGCAGGTGGTGGCGGGATCGCCCGCGATTGGGCAGTCCTTGTTCGGCGCCGGCATCACGCCGGGCTGCGCCATCGTGTCGCAGATATCCGGCACCCTCAATGGCGTGGGCACCTATCAGGTGTCGCCGACCGCGAACGTCGCCTATGGCACGATCTACAACGGCACGAATGCCATCACGCAAAAGACCGAACTAACGATGCAGGTTGATATCCACGGCCCGGCCAGCGCCGATAACGCGGCCCGCGTCTCGACTCTTTGGCGGAGCGCGTTTTGCGTCGGCTTGTGCCAGGGGGCGGGCGGCATCATCGCGCCGCTCTACCATTCGGACCCGCGCCAAATGCCCTTCGACAATGCCGAGAATCAGGTAGAGGAGCGGTGGTCCATTGACCTCGCCATGCAAGTCGATCCCGTCGTGACGGTGCCTCAGCAGTTCGGCGGCACCCTGACGGTCACCCCCATGCCGATATTCACGCTGGCTCAATAAGGAGGCCCCATGGTCACGAACACGATCCCGGCATCGCAGACCGTCAACGTCATTCCGGCGGTTCTGGCGGGCGGCGGTCAGCAGTTGAATTTTATCGAACTAATGCTGACCACGAACAGCCGCGTCCCCATCGGCACGGTGCCGTCCTTCGCCAATCTGGCGGGGGTGCAGTCCTATTTCGGCCCGGCCTCGAATGAGGCGGCGGCAGCGGCGGTCTACTTCCTCGGCTTCGACAATTCCAACATCAAGCCGGGCGCGCTGCTGTTTGCCCAATACCCGATGGCCAACGTCGGCGCCTATGTGCGCGGCGGTAACGTGTCCAGCCTAACCCTCACCGCGTTGCAGGCGCTGTCCGGCACGCTGATCGTCACAATCGATGGGGTGGTGAAGAACAGCGGCACGGTCAATCTGGCCTCCGCCACGAGCTTCACCAGCGCGTCGCAGTTGCTTTCCACCGGGTTCGCTACCTCCGGCCCGACACAGGCCAGCGTGACGGCCTCGGCCGGCGCCACGGCGACCGGCACCGGCTCAAGCACCAACCTGACCCTCTCCGCCGTTACGGGCGTTGTCATCCCCGGCTCGGCCGCATCGGCGACCATCACGGGCACCGGGGTTCCGGCGAACACCTACATCGTGTCGCAGGCCAGCGGCACCACGGGCGGTGCCGGGGTCTACGTCACGAACAACGCGACTACGGCCAGCGGCGCCGCGATCACCGTCACAAGCACCACCATGACGGTCTCGGCCGTCAGCAGCGGCACGATCTCGGTCGGCCAACAGGCGACGGGCACGGGCGTCACCGCCGGCACCTACGTTGGCGGGCTTGGCACGGGCGCCGGGGGCACGGGAACCTACATCCTGACGCAGGGCTGCCAGTTCGCCAGCACCACCGTCACCCTATCGCAGCCGGTGGTGACGTGGGACAGCGTGTCCGGCGGGTTCATCATCGTTTCCAGCACGACCGGCGCGTCATCGACCATGAGCTTCGCCACGGGCACGCTGTCCACCGCCTTGGCCCTGACGCAGGCGACGGGGGCGGTCACCAGCCAAGGCGCCATCACCGCGGTGCCCGGCACCTTCATGGCCGGCATCATTCAGCAGACGCAGAATTGGGTGACCTTTCAGACCCTGTTCGACCCCGACGCTGGCAGCGGCAACGCTCAGAAGCAGCTTTTCGCCGCTTGGACCAACAGCACCGGCAGCCAATTCGTCTATCTGGCATGGGATACCGACATCACCCCCACGCAATCGAATGCGGCCACCACGTCGCTGGGTTACATCCTCGAACAGTCGCAAAGCTCGGGCACCGTGCCGATCTATGAACTGGCGGGGACGAACTACCATTATGCGTCGTTCGTCGGCGGCGCCATCGCTTCCATCGATTTCACGGAATTGAACGGTCGCACCAACCTGAAATTCCGCAGCCAAGCGGGGCTGCCGATCACGAGCTTGACCGGCACGCAGGCGGCGAACCTGGACGCGAACGAATACAACTACTATGCCGGGAACGCATCGCGGGCGCAGGTGTTCAACTGGCTTTCGCAGGGCGTCATCACCGGCCCGTTCAAGTGGATCGATTCCTATGTCAACCAAATCTGGTTGAATTATTCGCTACAGCAAGCGTTCATGCTTTGCCTCACGCAGAATAAATCGGTCCCGTTTAATCCGCAGGGCTACGGCCTGATTCGGCAGTATGCTCAGTCACCGATCAACGCCGCCTTGAATTTCGGCGCCATCGCGGTCGGTGTGCCGTTGTCCGAAGGGCAGGCGGCGTACGTGAACAATGCGGCCGGCTTCAAGATCAGCAACGCGATCACGCAGAACGGGTATTATCTGCTGATCCTGCCTGCCACCGCATCCGTGCGTGGGTTGCGCGGCTCGCCGCCGATGCAGTTCTTCTACACGGACGGCGGCAGCGTCAATATGATCAATCTCACCTCCACCGACATCATGTGAGGCAGCAATGACCGATATCACTTCCGCAAATGCGGTGCTTTATCTGGCGGCGCCGATTGCCGGATTGGCTGTGCCTCAGCAAATGCAGGGCTGGGCCGTGGACGATCTTATCGACGTGGAGCCGATGAAAGTCACGGAAACGATGCGCGGTGCCGATGGCCTGCTGTCGGCCGGGTTCGTGTTCGGCGATCCGAAGTTCACCTTGAACCTGATGGCGGACAGCCCCTCGGCCGCGTTCTTCGACGCCTTGGTGGCATTCATGACCGCTAACGTCATGGTGGCGCCCATGTATGGGACGTTGACCTTTCCGAGTATTGGGCAAAGCTGGGCGCTGAATAAGGGGTTTCTGCCGGATTATGTATGGGCGCCGCCCGCCAAGCGCATGTTGCAACCCCGTAAGTTCCCCATCACCTGGGAAAGCATCCTGCCCGGCCCGGTGGGGATCAGCGGGTGAGCCGGCGGGAGAAAAAAGTTACGATCACGGCCGAAAACCGGGATCGCGGCAAAGAGTTCAACATCGTCGAAATGCCGGCCGAGCAGGCGTGCGAATGGTTCGACCGGGCGGCGCAGTTGATCGGCCGAGGCGGCGCAGACGTGCCCGCCACGCTGTTCGAACATGGCCCGGCGGGGTTTGTGGTGCTGTCCATGGGGGCGATCCTCTCGGCCCTGGGGAAGGCGCCTTACCATGAGGTCAAGCCGCTCCTGGATGAGTTGATGGGGTGCGTCGTGTCCATGCGGTCGCCGGGTGCAGCCGCAGACCTCACGGTCCCATCTTTGATCAGCGGGCAAATCGAGGAAATCTCGACCCGGTATCTGCTGCGCGAGGAGGTCTTGAGCACGATCCTGGGTTTTTCCATTCGCGAAAGGCTCTCCACCTTTCGCGAAGCGGCGGCGGCGATGATGAGCGACCTTGGGCTGAATATGCCAACATCCGACGAGAAATCGGGATCGTCCTCTCAAGCCGACTCGCCACCCGGCACGAACTGAACACTGTTTACGGGCTGCGGGACCTTTACGACTTCCTCGAAATCATCCTCGTGGACCGATACAACGAATGGTTGGCCAACCGGCCGAGGGGTAACAGGTGACGCAGACGGTCGTTGACGCCCTGGTTGTGACGCTTGGCCTTGACCCCTCGGGGTTCACCAAGGGCCAGAAGGAAGCGGCCGAATCCCTCATCAAGACGCGGGACAATGCGAACGCCGTCGCCAAGGAAATGGCGGCGAAGGGCAAGCAGGCGGCGGAGTTCTTCTCCACGGTGAAGAACGAGGCGCTGGGCTTGATCGGCGTCCTGTTGGGTGCACAGGGGCTGGACTCGTTCATTCGGTCCACCACCAAATCTATCGTGGAGATGGGGAACGCGGCCCGGAATATCGGGATGCCCATCGGCGAACTGAACGCCTTCGGCATGATGGTAGAGCGGCATGGCGGGAACGCCGCCGCCGCCGCCGCATCGTTCCAAAAACTGACAGACGCGGCCAATAATTTCGCCATTCTCGGCGGAAGCTCGCAGTACGCGTCCGTCATGGGGATGCTTGGGCTGAACCCCGGCGCAAAGGGCACCGATGTCTACTCGGCTCTGCTGAAATACGCTTCCGAGCATAACAACGCGCGCGGAATCCAGGAAACCCGCACCTACGGGCAAATGCTTGGTCTCGACGAGGGGACCTTGAACACCCTGTTGGATCAGGCCAAGGGCGGCGTGGCGCAGTTCCATAAGGAAATGGCCGAGTCCGTCAGCCTGGGCGTGCGGACGCCTGAAATGGCCGAGGCCATGAAGCAACTAATGCACGATTGGAACGCCCTGTCGCAGGCTACTAGCCATTACGGCGACGTGTTCCTGAAAGATGCGCAGCCATATTTGTCGGCGTTCCTAAAATGGAATACCGAAATGATCAAGCAAACCCCCGGCACGACGCTGGCGATTGAGGGGTTGGCATCTGCGTTCGTCGCATTTAGCTCCTTGGCAAGTTTGAGCAATCTATTCGGGTTGACGGCGCTCGCTGAAAAATTAGCATTAATTTCGCGCTTAGGAATTGCGGGGGCCGCTGCTTATTTATTCTATAAAACCGTCGCGCCTCATCCTGCTTCTGGTTCAGTCGAGTTGGACTGGGAACGTAATAGAATGGAAGAATTGTCTCGAACAAATCCGGCGCCACGAGAAGGGTGGCCGGCCGGCGGCGCTTCTCCAAATGCCCCCGGCCGCGCCGATCAGCACGGGACGCGGCAGGAAGCTATCGAGTTCTTTCGCAAGCAGGGCTACAGCGCCGAACAAGCTGCGGCCATCGCCACCACCATTCAGTTCGAAAGTGGCTACAACGCGGCGGCGTTCAACGGTGCCGGCGGGGGACGCGGCGCGCGGGGTGCCATCCAATGGCGCGGGGACCGGATCGAGAATTACCGTCGCCTGTTTGGGCACGATCCCGACCAGGGCAGCTATCAGGAAAATCTCCGTTTCATCCAATGGGAACTCCAAAACACAGAGCGGGGGGCCAATCAGGCGTTGCGTCAATCTCATACCGAAGCGGAGGGGGTGGATGCGCTCAACCGGACATATACACGGCCTGGGCACCCGTATTCCATTCTGAGAAGCAAGCCCCTTGCGGCGCCGTCCGCCCGCGACATTGCGCCGATATCGAACGCCGGTTCGGGTGGCGTTGCCGGCAGCAACGTCAGCATCGGCTCTGTGACTGTCCACACTCAGGCGACCGACGCCAACGGCATCGCCCGCGACATAAACGATGCCCTCAGCCGCGCGATTACTGATTCAAACCGGGGGCTTGAATAATGGCGCTGCCGATCACCCCCAAACCCCAATACCCGAACGTCCCGCGCGCGCCTGGGGTGCCATCGGTCTTGCGGCAGGTGGGGCAGATCAACAGCGCCGTCGTGCTGCTGATCGCCGATGCGCAGATCATCCTCAATCTGTTCGCCGGGCCGAAGTGGGGGCTGTTCACGCAAGGCGACGCGCCGGCACTGAACCCGGATTCCGTCATCCGCGTGTCTTACCGCGGTGAAGCGAAGGTTTCGACCGCGCCGCTGGAACAGGGGGCATTCTACTCCTACAATAAGGTTCAGCAGCCGTTCGCGGCCCGGTTGACGTTCGTGATCGGGGGCACGCCAGCCGAGCGTCTGGTGTTTCTTCAAGCATGCGAGGGGGCCAAGCAATCCCTTGGCTTGTACGATCTCGCGATGCCGGAAGGGGTTCGGAAAAACGTCAACGTCACGCACTACGATTTTGACCGTAGCGGATTGAGCGGCGTCAACCTGTTGGCCGTTGACGTGTGGGTAGAGGAAATTCGCTTTGCCGGCCCCCCGAAATTCAGCAACACGGCGACGCCGAGTGGGGCCAATCCGGTCAATGCAGGCACCGTATCGCCGACCTCAATCGTTCCGGCCGATGCCGATGGCGCGGCGGGAGGGTTGACCTGATGCAAACCGTCCCCATCCTGCCGACCGCGAATCAAGTGGTATCCGTCACGCTGGCGGGGCAGCCCTGCCAACTGCAAATCGCCCAAAAATCGACCGGCCTATTCATCACGGTTTCGGTCAACAATGCGCCCATCATCAGCGGCGTAATCTGCCAGGACCGCAACCGGGTCGTGCGGGACGTGTATCTCGGCTTTGCCGGCGATCTCGCGTTCGTGGACACGCAGGGCGCGGCCGATCCATACTACACCGGCCTCGGGTCGCGCTGGCAGCTTCGGTATTATTCGGTCGCGGACCTGACGGCTCTGGGGTTGGTCGGATGAGCGGATCCCAAAGCACCTACGTCGAGAGGGCGATCACGATCACGATCCGACTGGGCGAGGGCACGTTCGGCGACACCGGGTCGAACACGGTTACCCTTGAGGGGCTGCGGGTCCTGGCGACCATCGAGAAAACGGCGCCACCCGGTTTCGGCCGAGCGGAAATCCGCGTCTACGGCATGACGCAATCGGTGATGAATCAGGTCTCGACGCTCGGGGTGCCGTTCCGCATGTATCGGCAGGGCAATATCGTGACGGTGCAGGCCGGACAGAAAGGCACGCCGCTGCCGGTGGTCTGGATCGGCTATATCTTGAATGCGTGGCAGGTTCTGGAAGGTGCGCCGGACACGTATTTCCAGATCGTCTCGAATGCGGGCGTGCTTGAGGCGATGGTGCCCGGTGCCCCCTTGAGCTTCCCCGGCCCTATCGATGTGGCCTCCGTCATGGCCGGCCTCGCCACCCGCATGGGCCGCGTGTTCGTCAACGATGGGGTGACGGCGAAGCTGTCCGGCGGATATTTCCCCGGCACGGCCATGGCGCAGGCCATCGCCATCGCCCGCGCGGCCGGCGTCGAAATGGAACCGGGCGGCGGCCCAGGCGACACCCTCACGATATGGCCGAAGGACCGGACCCGGATCGGGGTTGTGCCGCTGATTTCCGCCAATACCGGAATGATCGGCTATCCCCAATATCGGGACAATGCGATGGCGTTCCGCTGCCTGTTCAACCCCAACATCGTACGCGGCGGGCAAATCCTGATGGACAGCAGCCTCTTTCCATCGGCGACATCATCCGATCAGTCGCCCGAGGCGGTGCTGCGCCGTGGCGGGCCGAACGGATACTGGTATGTCAATTCGCCGTTCATTTTGAATCTGTCCGCTCAGGTGCCCAACGGGCCGTGGTTCAACGAGTGCACATGCTCGCGAGCGCTGCGGCCATGAGCGGGACCTTACCCACCAATGGCGGCTACGCCGGCCCGGAATGGTTGCAGACGCACGGGGGCACTCTCAATGCCCTTGATTTCGTCGTACGGCGCGTCATGGGCGAGAAGGCGTTCTCCGCTATGGTTCGGGTGGTCTCGTGTTCCAATGCCGGCACAGCGGCCCCTGTTGGCACTGTGACGGTGCAGCCGATGGTTCACCAGTCGGACGGCCTCGGCAATCTCATGCCGCACGGGCCGATCTACAACCTGCCGTACCTCCGCATCCAGGCCGGCGGCAATGCGCTGCTGTGCGATCCGGTGGCGGGGGATATCGGGGTTGCCGTGTTCTGCGACCGGGATACGTCGGCAGTTCGCGCCACCGGACAGCCGGCCGGGCCGGGATCGCTCCGCCGGAACGACTGGCAGGATGGCATTTACCTGGGCTGCGTGAAGAGCGCGGCGCCAACCAATTATATCTCGATCAACAACGGCACCATCGCCATCGTGTCCGCCGGCCCGTTGACAATCGCCTCGCCGAACTGCACCCTCGATGCCGCTGGAAACCTCACCGTCACCGGCACCGTCCGCCCATAGGAACGGGATCATGCAAACCGCCCTACTCGACCTGACGACATGGGACTTCGTGCTCGACACGAACGGCGATCTCGCGATGGCGTCCGATCCTTATTCGGTCGCTCAGGACGTGGCGTCGGCGTGCCGCACGTTCCTTGGCGAGGTCTGGTATGACACTACCATCGGCGTCGATTATTTCCAGGATGCGCTCAAGAAAAACCAGCCGCTTTCGCTTCTCCGGCAGGCGCTAATCGACGCGGCGTTGACGGTGCCCGGCTGCACCAATCCTGTGGTATATTTCGCGGCGCCGGTCGGTCGGAAGCTGGCCGGCCAAATCCAATTCACCGATAGCAACGGCACGACGCAGGCTGTAGGGTTCTGACCATGAGCGGCACCACATCCGTCCCCCAAATCAGCCTCACGGCAACCGGCTTCGTCGCGCCGTCCGAAAGCGCGATCTTGGCCGGATATCAGGCCGATCAGAACGCGGCGTTTGGCGGAAACGTCAACCCGGCGCTCACAACCGGCCTCGGCCAACAGGCTGTGAGCGACACCGCGATCATCGGCGACAGCTACGACCAAATGTGCCTCCTATTTAATTCGGTCGATCCGGCCTTCGCCTTTGGCCGGATGCAAGACGCGATTGCGCGCATCTATTTCCTGACCAGGATCGCCGGCCAGCCGACTGTGTTGCAGGTTGCGTGCGGTGGCGGCGTTGGGGTTGTCATCCCGGTCGGGGCAAAGATTTCCGACGCATCTGGCAACCTCTATCTGAGCACGACTGCCGGCGTCATCCCCGCCAGCGGCACGATCACGCTGCCGTTCGCGGCTGCCGCGCTTGGCCCGATCCCGGTCCCCCAAAGCAGCGGTGTCGCCATTTATCAGGCGATCCCGACATGGAACACGGTATCGGTCGTCTCTGGCGTGGTTGGGCAAAATGTCGAAACGCGGTCGGCTTTCGAGGCTCGCCGGGCGGCATCGGTCGCCAAGAACGCGGCCGGCTTCCTGGCGGCGATCTATGGCAACGTCCTGTCGGTGCCAGGCGTGATCGATGCCTATGCGACGGAGAATTTCACCGGCACCGCCGCAATCATTGGCGGCGTCACCATTGCGGCGAATAGCCTGTACGTGTGCGTCGCGGGCGGCGCATCCTCCGCCGTGGCGCTGGCAATCTGGCAAAAGAAGAATCCCGGCTGTGGCTACACGGGGAACACCACCGTCACGATCACCGATCCTAACCCCGGTTTCGGACCCGGCCCCCCGACCTATAGCGTAACATTTCAGACGGCAACCGCTGTCGCGGTCAGCTTCACTGTCACGATTGCCAACAGCGCGAACGTCCCGAGCAACGCCGGCATTCAGATATCGAACGCCATCAACACGGCGTTTCTCGGGATGGACGGCGGCACGCGGGCGCGCATCGGCAGCACGATCCTGGCAAGCCGATTCTATGGACAGATCGCTTTGCTCGGCTCATGGGCGCAGATCATATCGATCCAGATCGCCGCCGACATACCGCCAGACGTGAGCTTCACCGGATCGATCTCGGGCACCACCTTGACCGTCTCGGCCATTGCTCAGGCGAGCTTCACCGGCACCGGCTCGGGCGTCAATCTGACCGTTACCGGGGTAACGGGGACGATCTATCCCGGCTATGTGGTCTCGGGAACTGGCGTGCCGGTCGGCACCACGATCGTCAGCCAAACGAGCGGCACGACCGGCGGCGCCGGAGTGTATGTCACCAGCGCGTCTACCACGGCCAGCACGGCGTCTCTCGTGGCCAAGGGGGTGATGGCGCCAGGACAGTTCGTCTACGGCACCAACGTCCTGACCGGCTCGCTCATCACCGCTCAGTTGACCGGCACGACCGGCAGCACCGGCACCTATACCGTCGTCGTGAACCAAACGGTCACCAGCGAGGCCATGACCGCGGTGCTGCCAAACCAGAATTCGGTCACGATGGCCATCAACCAAATCCCGACCTTCGCGGCCTATAACCCCGCGTCCGGCGCGCTGGCCGATGTCAATTTGGTGCTGGTCTAATGGAAAACTACACCGATACGATCATGAGCCAATACAGCAACAGCCCGACGTTGCGGCAACTGATCGCGAATATGAATACCTATATCGACCCCTCGGCAAATATCGATATGTTTTACAACATGGTGTGGAACGTGGACACAGCGGTCGGATATGGACTCGACGTGTGGGGGCGCATCGTCGGCGTCGGCCGGGTACTGCAGATCGTCACCACCACGTTTTTCGGGATGAAGGGGCCGAGCGGTGCGAGCGGTCAACCGTTCGATCAGGCGCCGTTCTATAACGGCCAATCTCTAACGTCGAATTATGCGCTTTTAGATGACCCATACCGTACGTTGATTCTGGCCAAGGCGCTGTTCAATATCTGCGACGGGACCATTTCGGCTATCAACCAAATACTGATTAACCTATTCGGCCCGACCGGCCTCATGCCGGTGGTGGGCAACAGCTACTGCACCGATGGGCTGAATATGACCATGACCTACACGTTCGGGTCCAGCCTCGATCCGGTGCAGACGGCCATCGTGTATCAATCAGGCGTTTTCCCGAGACCAGCGGGTGTCGCCGCAACCGTGGTGCAACTCTGATGATTTCCAGCAGCATCCCCTACAAGTTCGCCGAGATTTTCGGAAAGAACGCGAGCGGCACATACCTGACGACGCCGATCCCCCAGACCACTGGAAGCGGCATCCGGGCATCGCAGGACCTCGGCTTTCCGCCCGCGACCGCGACGCCGGTCGGATCGGGCGGAACGCCGCCGGACATCCGCGACTTCAACGGTATTTTCCAATATGTGACTGCTTGGCTGATGTGGGTGCAGGCCGGCGGCGCCCCCGTGGCATACGATGCCACTTTCCAGACGGCCATCGGTGGATACCCGACCGGCGCCGTAGTTGGATCGGCCGTTACCGCCGGACAGACCTGGATCAGCACCGCCGACAACAATCTGACCAATCCCGATGCGGCCGGCGCCGGATGGCTGCCTGCTTCGACCGGCCGGCTGATCCGGAGTACGCCATTCGTTGCATCCGGCACCTACACCCCGGACCCGCTGATGGGTTACGTCGAAATAGAGTGCCAGGGAGGCGGTGGAGCGGGCGCGGGCGCGACCCTTCCGTCTGTCGGCAATGTGAGCCTGGGGGCGCCAGGGACCGCCGGAGCTTACGCGCGGGGCCGGTTCTCCGCTGCGTCGGTCGGTGGTCCAATCGGTGTGACGGTCGGCGCCGCTGGCGCACCATCTACCGGCGGCGCGGGCGGTAATGGCGGGGCATCGTCGGTCGGGAGCTTGATCTCGGCCTCCGGCGGTATCGGGGGAGTCATGTTTAACAATGAGGTCGCGCCGGTTTTGAACGGCAACGGCACTCAGACATCCGCCCCGACAGGAGGGAACATCTATTCTCAAAGGGGAGGCGCCGAAGGATTTGCAATGGCAATGGCGGCAACGGTGTCCGCGATGATGACGGGAGCCGGAGGGTCATCGCTGTTCGGCGCGGGCAGCCCCATCATGGCGGGCAACAACACAGCATTAATGGCCACGAATTACGGCTCAGGCGGTGGCGGCTCGGCCATCACCAACGGATTCGGCGGAAACCAGACGGGTGCTGCCGCTGCCGTTGGCATCGTCATCATCCATGAATACTCGGTGTGATGGGGGGATTCGGTTGCATGGCCCGGTTCGCTATGATAGCCGGGAAGTGACGGCCGGGCTGCCACCCGGCTCGCCGATACGCACGCGCACCCTGTCAGGTATGGACACCATACACGGATAGGATCGGCTGTCACCATGGAAAAGATGAAATTCGCCCGAAGAATGGGCATGTGGTCGCTTCTCTGGATCTCCGCGCCTATTTTTGCGGCGTTCGCACAAGTTCCAGGCTGCCCGACCTTCGCGACGCCAACGTGCGTGCAACAGCAGACATTCGGCCCGACCGGCACCACAACGCTTTCGGCGTCGTCGGTCAGTTCCAACGTCGCGCTGCCGGCGTCCGGGTCTAACCTGACGGTGCTTGTCACCAACGGCGGCAGCGTCACCGCCTATGTCGCGCTCGGCACGTCGAATTCGGTTGTCGCCACCACATCAAGCACCCCGATCCTGTCCGGTGCGTCGATTCCGCTCGTTCAAGCGACCAACACCTATCTGGCCGGGATCACCGCCAGTGGCACGGCCGCTCTGACGATCACCAGCGGAACGGGCGTCCCGGAAATCGTGTATGGCCAATTCACCGCTTCCACGACGCAAGGCGCCCTCACCATCGTCGCGTTGGACGTGGCTACGGTCACAACTGGCGGCACCGCGGTAACGGCGAGCGCAGCTGGGCACCACAATAAGGGCGGCTGGATTTTGAACCCCAGCACGGCGACGGTGAACCTGTGCATCAATGAGCAGGCCACGGCAAGCGGCACGACTTCGGCTGGCGCTCTGACCTGCATCGTGCCGGGGCAAAAATACAACTTCACGCCGAACGCGACCTCCGCCGTGTCCGTGGTTTCCTCGGATTCGACACACGCATTCTCCGGCCAGGGGTACAACTAATGCGCTATCTGATCGGATTCATTTTTGCGTTGCTTGCGACTGTCGCGCAGGCGCAACCGGCTCCGGGTCCCGAGGCTATGCCGTCGTACGCCTCGCTGTGGGGAGCTTACTTGTCCAACGCGGGCGCCCCCACATCCGGGGGCACAGGGTATGCGGCGCTCGACACAATTACGTGTGCTAGCGGCGTCTTCACGACGCCCTGCACCATCGTCGTGGATACCGTGACTGCCGGCGTCATCACTGGGTACCATGTGACGTTCCAGGGCGCCTATACCGCGCCGCCGGCCACGGTGACGCAGGGTTCCACAAGCGGGGGCGGTTCGGGGGCGATGTTCACGTTGAACTTTGGCCCGTTGGCGGCGGATGTTTCCTATCCGACAGGGGCGCCGGGGAACCCGCCCATCCCGAACGAAACATTCCTTGGCTATCACGCTGGGTTCGGCCGCACCTACCAGGGGCTTGGTAACCTCGGTCTTGGCAACAGTTCGTGCGGTGGCGGCGGGAACACGGCCGACCTGATGGGCGGCGGAACGGGCCTGACGGTCGGAGAGAATACCTGCGTCGGTTGGTATGCGGGGACGCAGCTAACGACCAACAACGGCTGGTTTACGGTCGAAGGGGTGAATTCGTTCGGGCATGAATCCACGGGGTCTTACGGTACCGGTTTCGGGACCGACACCTGCAAATGGTGCGTAAACTCGAACGAACTGGCCCTGTTCGGGCGCAACGCCGGGAAGTTTCTCATCAACCCCTCCTATGTGACGGCCGGCGGAAGCGGGTCTTTGAGTGGCGGATCGTACCTGGCAACCGTGAGCGGGGCAGCCAACAACGGTTCCGGCAAGGTCCGACTGACGCTCAACAGCACGACGGGCATGCTGACGGGCGACAGCATGCAGGTTCTCAATGTTACCGGCACGACGGAGGCTAATGGCTTTTGGTCCAGCATCACCGTGATCGATGCCACTCACGTCGATATCTCGCCCAGTTTCGTGCATGCCTACGTCTCTGGCGGATCGGTCCAGGATTTTCCGAGCACCCAACTGGCCCATGCGACTGCGTGGGGGTTCAATAACATCTCGAACGTCGCGCTTCGCAGCGTTGGCAGGTTGGGAGCGTTCGGGGACTCGAACCTCACGAGCTTGACCACCGGCACCGATGACTACACGGTTGGGAATAACGGGTTCGCGAACCTCACCACCGGCAGTCAGAACCTCGGCGCGGGCGGCGTGGTTGGGGGGACCTGCATCACCTGCGCGGGCGTCGTGCTCGTGGGCTATCAGACGGACGTTGCGGCCAACGGCGCGACCAACGCGGTCGCGGTCGGTGGGGCTGCTAACGGCGGCGGTCAAGGTGCGGTAGCCTCCGATGGGGGCACCACGATAGGCGCGAAATCTGGCGCCATCGGCATGGGCACCAACGCCCAGATTTTCGGACCGCAGCAAGGAACCGACTGCGTATCGACCAACAACAACTTTCTGCTGATCGGCGTCGGCGCCAACACTGCCGGATGCGGCGCATCGACCAGTTTCACCCGGTTCGCGATGATCGCTTGGGAAGCCACAAAACTTGTGCCAACCGCATCGCATACGTTCTCGCTGGGCGGCATCATCACCATGACCGGGACCGATACCGTCAGTACCTCGGTCACCAAAATGGGTGGCCAGATTGTGATGGCGTCCTACACGGTGGCAACGCTGCCGACCGGCACGCAGGGCGCGCGGGTCTATGTGACGGACGCGACGACCTGCGTGTTTGGCACGACGCCGACCGGCAGTGGCTCTACGAAGTGCCCAGTGTTCTACAACGGGTCCGCGTGGGTCGGCGGCTGATGGACGCGGCGCATTCAACTCCACCGAAAAAGGAAATCGCCTATGCGTAAAATCGTCGTCGCCGCCGGCCTTCTGTTCGCGATCCCGGCTTTCGCGCAACAGCCCGGCAATCAGGCGCAATACGTCGGCCAACTCGCGTTGTCACTCTTGAACGTGACTGGGCAACTGGATGCCGAGATCGCACGGAACCGCGCGCTTTCGGAGCAGGTCGCCAAGCTCCAAGCCGAGGTGGCGGAACTGAAACGGGTCCCGGACCAGTCGAAGTAAGCGAACCACCCGCCGGCCCTATGATGAACACGTATCAAACCGCAGCGGCCGAGGGTGTGACGCGGTTCACATCGGAGGCGAGGGATGGCAGAGAATGAGACCAACGAGCAACTGGCCACGCAACTGGCCGAACGCGGCGCAGCGGCAGTCGTGCATGTCGCCTTCGACCCGAAGGAGCGATGCAAATGGCTGATGCGGTTGATACCCGTAGCGTCCTTCCTGGCGGGCGCGGCGGGACCGTGGTTCGACCACCTGGTCGCCCAGCTTCGGGCGATTTTGTTCGGTCGCTGATCCACTGTGTCGATTGCTACCCGTGGCGGTGCGGCCTGGGGGTGCTGATCGTTGCCGGCGGCACGTCCTGGGCAATTCGTGGTTGCCTGTGCTGGTGACGCCTGATAGCCTCTCCCTTCGCCGGCCGGAGCAAGCGGGGGTTTTTGCTTGACGAACCATTAAGTTTCGCTTGATAGTTGCCCCGCGCATCAATCGCGGATGGTAGGGTAAACTCCCGATCCAAACATTCGCGGATAGACGGAAAACTTTGTGGCAAGTGCCTTGTTGTCGCCACCCGGCTAACCGGAAGGCCGTAGTCAAAAAGATGAGACCACACGGGCAGGAAGACGCGATTGAATGCCGCACAGGAGCCGCTCTCTAACCGGGGCGGCACTTGTTGCCTACCTTTCCACACCGGCGGCCGATGCCGAGAAGGAGAAACACGATGAGCCTACTCTCTGATATCGAAGGCATTCTGCCGCAGTCCGGCCCGGTGCTGGCCGGTATGATGAAGCGCATCATCCCCATGCTGCCGTTGGACGACGCGAAGAAGGCGGCGCTATCCGACGCGGTGGATCGCGTGATCGCCTTGGAAGCGGACGGCGTGAAGTTGGCGTCCGATATCGAAGTGATCCTGACGCAGTGACCCACGACCGTTCCGGCTGGATCGTCGGCGTCTGGACGGTCCTGGCGGCGTGTTTGATCGCTTTTGTCGCCGCTTATGCGTGAACCTCCCGACCCGCTGGAACTGTTCGCAGCCGCGCTCCTATGGGCGGCGGTGATCGTGGCGGTTCTCTTGGGTTGGCCATATGCTCATTGGAGATAACCACCTATGCATGCTTCTGATTGTGCCCTTCACGCCATGCCGGCCGAACCTGCCGGCCCGTGCGATTGCGGTTTTAGCCCGCTTCGAGAGGCGATCCGCAATGCGTTGAACAGCACGTCCGCCGAAAACGGTTCGAACACGCCGGATTTTATCCTGGCGTCCTACTTGAGCGCGTGCCTCGCGGCTTTCGATGCCGGGGTGCGTGATCCCGAAACCTGGCATGGCAGAAACCCGTATGGTTTTCTTCCCAATCAGGGCGTGTTGACCGCCCCGACTGAAACCTAGGAGCAAACCCTATGAACCGTCGAACCCTACTCGCCTCCGCTGGTATCGCCGGGCTGCTTGCCGGCTGCGGCGCCAGGGCAACCGCCATCGTGAACGACCTCCCGGCCATCGTCGGCGGCCTCGAAAAGCTCTTCGGTAACCCGGCCATCGCGCCGCTGGTCCCTGCACCCATCGCCGGTAAGCTGGGGCTGGCCCGTGGCGGCGCCGATGCCGTTACCGCTGCCATCGCTGGGGGAGTGGACCTCACGACGCTGGCGGGCACGCTACAGGCCACGGATGAGGCGCTTAACGCCGTGGTGGCGTGGGCTGCCGGACTGACGCTTCCGGCCGGCCTATCGCCGATCCTGGCAGCGGCGGCGGTGCTGTTGCCCGTTGCCGAGGGCTGGATCAACCCGATCATCATCGCCAAGTTCGGGCCGAAGCCGGCGAAGGCTTCCGCGTCGTTCGCCGTGGCGATGCAGGTAGGTTCCATGACGCCGGCCGAGGCGCGGGCAGTGCTGGGGGCGCGGTGATGTTCTGGATCGGCTTGGCGCCGGCTTGGTCGTCGGCGGCGTTATCGCTCTATGGGTTTTCCTAGCCTGCGAGGGCAACTGCCGCTGGTAACGCCGTGGCGCCGGTTCGATCCCGGCCCCGCGTATCGATTCCGCACTAGCGGAAGAACCCTCGGACGTGGAGAGGTAAATCCCACGGGTCGCTATAGGCGCGGCGGAGTAGCGCTCCGCACCCCGGAAACGGCGGGTCAGTCCGGTCTACAATACCCGACCAACGGAACATGGCGAAAAAGGTAAACGCAGCGGACTTAAAATCCGCCCCGCAAGGGTCTCGGTTCAAGTCCGGGTGTTCCGACCATCACTCCCCTCCCGCTATCGCCGCGTCAAGAGCCTTGAATATGATGCGGAGGTCGTCAACCTCTGGCACGTCGCCGCGATCCACGGCGCCCGCTATACGTTCTCGCGCGGCTTTCACCGGATCCGGCGGGGCGTAGGGCTGGTAGGCGTCCACGGCTTTGCAGAGGTCCCAACAAACATCGAAAAAGCCATGACCATCCCGAACCCATTGCCGCACCTGCACCGCCGCGTCCAGCACGGCCCGCGCTTGGTCGGTCAGGAATTCAGCGGCGGGATCGAAGGCGCGGACGTAGCGCCATCCAGCCAACCACATGGATTCTGGTGATATCGGCGTAGGGGCGGACACCCACTGACCCTCGAACCAGCATGGCCAGCAGTAGTTGTTGTCACGTCTCAAGATGTGCCGAGAACCTTTCGCCGTCCCCTCTGGCGGCTCACACCGTCCGGTTTCTGCTGGTGCCGTCATGGGTTTCTCCTTTTGATCGGTTCATCCAGCCGGATCAGCCCGCTTGGGGTGACGCGGATCGTCAATTCCTGCTTG